CGTTGTGGGTGGAGTACGAAGGAGTGCAATGATCAGTCTGTCTGATCTCGAAGATGATCGTATGAGGAGCGCAAAGAGTGGAAACTGGTGGGAACACAACGCACAACGAGCTTTGGCTAACAACTCAGCTTCTTACATTAGTAAACCCGATATCGGACAGTTTCTCCAAGAGTGGACTAGCCTCTATAACAGTCACTCTGGAGAGCGAGGAATCTTCTCACGAGCAGCAAGTAAAACTCAGGCTACAAAGAATGGGAGACGTGATTCAGATTACGACTTTGGTACTAACCCCTGCTCAGAAATCATCCTTCGCCCATATCAGTTCTGTAACCTCACAGAAGTTGTCGTACGGGCCGAAGATACCGTTGCAGACTTGGCTAAGAAGGTACGCATCGCCACAATCTTAGGCACGTTCCAGAGCACTCTGACGCACTTCCCATATCTTCGTAAGATTTGGCAGAAGAACACTGAGGAGGAGCGTCTCTTGGGTGTATCATTAACTGGTATCTTAGATAATCCTTGGATGGGGAGGGTCTGTGAAAGCACTACGCAATCTCTTGAATACTTACGAGATGTCACCATTACTACCAACAATGAGTTTGCAACACGTTTGGGAATTCCTGTGTCTGCTGCGATTACTTGTGTCAAACCTAGCGGCACTGTGTCTCAACTTGTTAATTCTGCCTCTGGTATTCATACTAGACATAGCGAGTATTATGTTCGCCGTGTGCGTGGAGATAAGAAAGATCCTCTCACGAAGTTCTTAACAGACTCAGGCATCCCTACAGAGGACTGTGTCATGAGGCCAGACAGCACTGCGGTGTTCTCTTTCCCAGTGAAAGCACCAGAGTCTTCTCGTACTCGTGTGGACTTAACAGCTATGCAGCACCTTGATCTGTGGCTAATGTATCAGCGTCATTGGTGTGAGCATAAACCATCTGTCACCATCTCTGTAAAGGAAGACGAGTGGATGGACGTAGGGGCGTGGGTGTGGAGGAACTTCGATGAGATTAGTGGTATCTCTTTCCTGCCTTGGGATGGAGGCTCTTATCGACAAGCACCTTACGAGGAGTGTACTAAAGAGCAGTACGAGGAGCTTCTTTCAAAGATGCCTACAGAGATTGTGTGGGATAATCTTAAGGAAGAAGAGGACAACGTAGAGGGAGCGCAGACCCTAGCCTGCGTAGCGGGGCACTGTGAAATATGATGATCGAACTTAACTTTATCTGTGGTATTATGTGTGGAGCAGAGTATGTACAAGACCCAGAGGAGGGAACACACTACCTAGTGGTGGACTTCTTATTCCTCAGAGTTCTCTTCAGTTGGGATTAAGTACATAGCTCTCTCGTGCTTCCTGCGCTTAACTAGGCCGGGAAGCTCTTTACCACCTGCCTTGGTCCACGCAAGGAAAGCATCAGCAGCAGCTTCGTATTCGCCTCTGTTGTGCTTCATCCTTATCGTGGATCTTTGCAGGTTTCCCAGCCCCACATTGAAGCTAAAGCTAACCAAGGCATCAAAGCGACCTTGGGTAAGTCCTGTAGGGCATAGTCTAAGTACACCTCGCTCGAATGTAGCCAAGTCTTCTGCGAGGATTCTATCCACTTCAGCCATTGACAAAACTCTATCCCACCCATCAGGGATACTAAGTCCTTTGCGTTCATTGAATGGTGTCCTTATATGGTAAGGATCAATAACGTGCCCAACACCAACAGTCCATAGTAAAGCAGGACAGCGATATGGAAAAAATCGTACTCCTTCATCTTTCTTTATCCCTTCTATACACTGTTTACTTACCTTCACTTCTTGCCCCACTGACGAGAACCAAACCAGAAGGCAATGATTCCAGACAGCAAGGCCATCTCATCCTCAGAGAAGATGACATCAGTGGCTGCGATGAACTGCTCTACAGACATACTGCCTAGCCCACCACGCAGCAGGAAGTAAGTCAGTGCTATGTTAATCATCACTAACTCTAGGACAAAGATGAAGGTTACTGTTGGGCGTACTATCCCGTTCAGGTTAACCACCCAGTTAGAAGCCCTAGCCATGATAGCCTTGTCGTGGTCTAAAGCGGCGCTCTGGCGGTCTGCATCGGTCTGGAGGGTAATCTGGTCAGTCCTGATCTCTTCGACCTTCTGCTGGGCTAAGAAGCCCCTCTCTGCAAGGGCTAGTTCACGCTCAGTCTGCATCTGTGCAAGCTTTAACTCCTGAGCCTTGTCAGCCTTGTCTTGAAAGAAGCTAAGTACCTGTGGTAAACCAGAGGCTAGGAAACCAACAGCGGAAGAAATAAGGGATAACATAATAACTCCTTAAGGATTATAGCCCATGACATAGGCAAAACTAACTAGGATGAAAGCAGCTATAAAACAGTACCACTTGAGCATTGCAAGTTTGTGTATGTCTCTACCAAACTCATCAGTTAAATCCTTGTTGTCCTTAAGGATTCTCTGCTGGATAACCTCTACCTCAGCCCAAGCAGCCTGACCATGCTTCTCGATTATGTCCTGCTTTAGTTCGTCCTGTAGCTTCTTGATTTCGTATACTCCTCGCCATTCCTCGACAGCAGAGAAGAAAGAAGTATCTGCTGGTCTTTTCTTTTGCTTACGGCGGTAGGCATCTCTAGCTTGGATCTCAGACTTACCAAGGTCTTGAATGTCCTTAGTAACAGCCTCTAGCTCCTTACCTACAGCTAAAGCTTCCCTAATGCCAGAGACAGCAGCCTTGGCAGCTTGTGTTACTGGTTCACTCATTCTTCGATGTCTTGCTGAAGCCCTCGCTTGGTGAGGAGATTGAGAACAAACTCTGAACGCTTCTCAGGGTCTTGGACCAGAGTAGACAAAGTACGCATACGCTCTGCCTTCCTAATCTCTCCTGTAATACCTTTAACAAGTCTTGCTTGTAATGGGCGAGAGAGTGCTAGAAACCCTGGGTTGTTAATTAAGTTACCAGCAACACGATTGAGCTGGTCCCCAGCACGGTTCTCCATGTCAGCGTATTGTTCTGGTGTTAACTCTAAACCACCAACTTTCCTATCCATGCGCTCCATGCGTAAGTAAGGGTTATCAAATATAGCCTGAGTTGCCTCACGCTCAACAGGGGTTACCTGAATACCAGTAAGAACAGAGCCTCTGCCCATCTGCTGGGGCTGACCAAGTAAGTTAACCTGCTCAGGTAGAGTCTCCCTTAGTCCAGGTAGCCTGCTCTTTAAGTTATTCAAAACCCAGTTAGCAGTGTCGGGGTCTTTAATTTCTCTTCTTATTGGGTCTTCTAACCTTGCTATTTGATTAACGATAGCAGGCACTACAGGGTTAGTTAGAGAGACAAGATAGGATTCCAGATATCTATCTGGTTCTTGAATAGCAAGCATTGCTTTACCTAGGCCCTCAGTGAAGGTCTTGTCTAAGAAGTTCTGGCCTACTATTTTAAATATATTACCTATACTAGGACTCTCACCTTTAAGCCTGCCTTCTTTAAACGCACTCATAGTATCAACTACCAAACCCATAACAGTAGAGAAAGGTTCGATACGATCATAAGACACCCATCTATCTCCCATCTTAAAGGACATAGGAGGAACACCAGTAGCCATCTGTGCAGTTCTAGTTGCAGGGTCTGTAGAGTAGTGACCAGTAACTAAACCCTGCTGCACCATGCCATAGGTAGCAAGCATGAACCCAGCACCAAGAACCTGTTGAGCATAGAACTCAGGAATCTTTTCTTCCTTGAAGGTTCTCTCGCCTTCCAGCATGGCCCTACGCTTAATCAGCTTATCAAGCCTTGCCTGGGCCTTTTCAATCTGGGCAGGAAACACAGCAGTAGAAAGCCTATCCTCTGCCGCTTGGATTTTAGTAGAGACACTGGCTAGTTGTTCGTTAATATCTTTAATGTCTAACTTAGCCTGACGAACACGAAGCATCCCTGCCCCTGGTAGGTATCCACCAGCCTCTTTAGCAATGTTAATACCAGTACGAAGAAACGGAACCACAAGGTTTAACTCAGGCGCTATGTTCTTAGCCTCTGCCACTAGCTGTCCACCACGGTCAATCAACGACTTTCCTAGTGGGGTTCGGAAGGTATTAAAAGCTGCAAAGTTCTCAAGCTGGTAGCGAAGGGCTGGGTCCCTACCCTCTAGGTAGCGAAGCATAGCTGCATTACCGTCCTTTTGCTTCATGGCAATGTCATCAAGTTCCTTGACAAAGGCCTCACGAGTTGTTCCTTGCTTGGCAAAGTACTCATCAGGAAACTTACTCTCGATCCTGTGCAGCATGGCACGATACTCCATGCGCTCCAGCACAGCAGAGAAGGCCTGGTCCAATGCCCCAGTCAGCCGCTGGGGATATGTCAGGATAGCATCCCCGTATTTGTTCTTAACTATGTCAAATGTCTTATGTTGGTTGCCATCAAAGTCTTCGGTACGCTTAGACAACCCTGCCATAAATCTGGGGAACGACTCTGTAAATCCTTCAGAGACACCCCTGAGCATGGCTATGGCTTCTCCGGGCCTCCCTGCTGCAGCCCTGACTACTGGGGCCAGAGCTAGCTGGGCAGTTTGGGACACTAGGTTGACCACCTGGGTAGACAAGGCAGATAGGTAGCTATTACGAATGTAGGAGCCAATCCTCTCTCTGACCGAAGGCTCTTTTAAGACAGCTTCTGCGCTCTTAGACAATGCAGCGCCTGCCTCACCAGGAGACAGTACTGGGTTAGTCATAATATCATCAGCAGACTTGGCCCAGTTTAATAAGAAATCAGCACATCTTTTAGTAATACCAGCCATTAGCACTCACCGTTTTGAAATAGTTTTGTTATCTTAGCGTTAGCTTGGATCTGTCTGTACATATACTTATAGGTATTAAACCCTACGGACAAGGCATTCTGATCGCCCCTAATACCAGCAAACATAGCGATAGACTGTGCTATCTCAGCTCCAAATCTAGCTGTCATGTCCTCGTCCCCAGAGGCATACGCTTTTTCATACTGACGGGTAAGGAGAGGAAGACCCTCTAAGCGCTTTAAGAAGGCTGGTAGGGCCAGCGCTCGTTGTTCATTTGACAGAGGAGTACCCTTCTCCACCCGTAGCAGGATATCCTGACCCACAGCCAGGGCATCTGGGCTGTTAAACTCTGAGTTTTTTACAGAGTTAAGAGCCTTCTGGTAGGTTTCGTTGGTAAAGGTATCCATCTGAATACCCAGGTTAGTCTTACTTTCCGCACGCCTACCAAACGCATAGGCAATACCTTCCATCAAAGACTTTTCATCTTCATTGGCGTATACACGCTCGTTCATGAAGAATTTCTTTTTACTCTCATCCATCTTAAGTAACTTATCCATCTGGTTAGATGTGATATTAGTTACTCGTACTTTAGGAAGTACATTTTTATATAATGGTAAGTCGCATCTAGACATTATCTACACCCATCAAAGTAACCAGCTTCAATCATTTTAATTTGATCGTCTGCGTCAATCCCTTTATTAATAAAATCTTCAAAGGACTTGGCCTTATAGTTACGCCCGTTTAAAGATTTCATATCATCTAGGTATCTACGATATGCTGCTACATTCCGTGAAGCCTCTGGCATACTCTTGACAAAGGTTGGATCAGTTCGCTGCATAATTGACACAGCTTCCTCAGCTTGTTTAAAGGACAAGACTGGATATCCTTTAGGACCAGTTCTTAGACCAGCTCCTAAATTATACACTCTTTTAGAGAAATCGTCAAGATATTTATCAGCAGGATTTAAAATATTATCTACTGTTCTGGATAAGTTAAACTTAAACTTATCTACCTGACCTATACCAGACAAGCCTGCTTCGCCCTGGACCAGTTTACCAGCCTGTACAACTTCCTTACGAACCTCAGCAGCAAGTTTGGAAATAGTGCCTTGATCGGTCTTTAAAGCCTGCTGCAAGAAGGCCATGTAGTCATCGTGCCTAGCAGACTTGGTAGTAGGGTTACCAACTATGTACAAAGCCTTATCTATATCGGTTTCAAAGTCAACAACAGACTTAGCAAACCTTGGAGAAGCTCCTGAAAGATATTGTGGAAGAACAGGAAGATCTTCTTTCTCTGCAGTTTTGGCAGCAACTACTTCAGGACTTTCTACCTTTGGTTCTAGACCATCAATAGTTGAGGCTCTGTTCTCTTCCGCTACTTGCCTTGCCTTAAGTAAATCATCTGTTACTGAAACTTCTTCTCTAGACCAGTTACCATTTTCATCTAACTTAAGCTTAAAGTGTGGGGTAGTAATCTCTTTACCATCAGGAGATAACTGACCAGTGTTGACAATATCGTCAGCTACTTTTGAACCAAACTGATCAATAAGTTTACCCAGGCCAAAGCCTAGTGCGCCTCCTACTGTAGCTCCTACAGCAGCACCGCCTAGCCTACCTAGGTCTTCTTCAGTGTAAATGGGACGTACAGCACCAGCGATACCTCCCCCAGCAGCACCAGCTAGTGCAACACCTTTAGCACCTTTGAGGAGGAATGATCCTGGCAGTAGTGTAGATGGGTTAATTAAACCACCAACAAACTGACCTAAGCCAGTAGCAAAGCCACGTTCTTCAGAAGCTTGCCTAGCTAGGTTCTCTTGTGCTACCTGCTCTTCGCTAAGCTCTCCACCAAAGATTTGTTTAACTCCATCAATCTCTGACAAAGCCTCAGCACGAGCACCAGCCATGAAAGCCTCTCCAAAGGAGAAGCCTTGTTCGTTACCTATCTTAATAATCTGATTAGGGGTAGCGCCTGCAGCTACTAAATCATCATAGTTTTGCCCACGCTCTTGAGCGATAATACGAGCAATCTGTTCATCTGTAGCACCAGCTCTTTTAGCAGCAAGTACATTATAGGCCATGTTTTACATACCATCCCAAGTAGTCCCACTTCCTGCAGCAGGATTTGTTCGCCCTCCACCAGATAACAACTTACGAACCTCTTCATCACTTAGTGCTGGTTTACCTGCTTTAACTCTATCAGCATTAGCGCCTGAAAGGAGTGCATCATAAGGCCCCGGAGTAGCAAGCTTCTTAAGCTTACCTGTATACACTCTACCATCTTGTGTATAAAACTTACCGCCCTTTTTAGTTAAAGGTAGTCCGTCTTCAGTTACAACAGACTCGCTAACCTGGTCTGCGCCTTGTCTCCTAGAAGCTTCGGCTTGTGCTTCACTAGCTTTAATCTGGGCTTGTCTAACAGCCTGATCAAAGTTCTTTTCACCAATCCTAGCAGAAGCGCCAGCGAGAATAACTGCACGGGTTGGGTCATCTTCAGGAAGCTCAAGAGCTTTTTGTATAGAACCATAAGGATCTTTATTAACTTCTTCAAGCAACGCCTGTCTTTTAGCAATACTAACTCTTTCTTCTTCAAGACCAACACGCTTCTCTTCAAAACCAAGGCGCTTAGCTTCTGTTTCAGCTTTCTTAGCATCTTGAGCTAGTGTTAACGCCTCACGAGTTAACCCCATTGAAGCAAAGTCACCAGCCATTTTCTTTAACACTGTAGGATCAGTAGTGTCTTGATCAGAATACCTAGAAATAACATCTTGAATACGTGTTGCTCTTTCTAACATTGGATCACGTTGGTTTGGAAACAAAGCCTGAGTCATGGCCTGCGCTCCAACATCACCAAACCTTAAACCTGCTTGGTACAACGGAGCAAACACACCAAACTCACGCCCTTGCTGTGCAATCAGTTGATTACGAGCAGCTTGTTGTTGCTGCATCTGCTGTTGCCTAGCAAATAAAACTTCTTCAGGAGAAGGTCCAAATAAAGATTGAATCGCCATGTTTATTCCTTAATTAAGAAGTACCAAGTTGACCAGCTTGGCTTTGCATTGCAAATGTATTAGTATTACTATACGGATTAAAACCATAATAACCTACGTTACGGTTCTGTGCTAACCTATCAAACAGTTGCTGTTGCTGTTGGTTCTGTAAATACTGTTGACCAAAGCCAGAAACATTCTGTGCCATCAACGAAGGACCAACTAACGAACCTTGTAGTTGAGTCTGTGCAGCACCTAGTCCACCAGTTAATAAAGACTGACCAACATTTGCACCTGCCGTTGCAGCACGTCCACCAAGTTGAGCACTAATATCAAGAGGTTGCATAGCTGCCTGCTCAAGTAGTTGAGACACACCGAACTGCTGCTGGAAAGGAGCCAATGCTTGAGTCTGTAATCCGTACTGAGTTCCAAACAAACCAGCACCTGTGCCAAATAGACCAGCACCAAAGCCAATACGCTGTTGTGCAGCTCGATCAGCTTCTGCAGCTAACTGTAAGTCTTGTGTACGTCTTGCACCAGCTAATGTTGCTAACTCAGGTTGTCCTTGCGCCCCTACGTTAAGACCAGCACGACCACGACCAAAGACAGACGAGGCTAATCTCTGTTCTTCTTGTTGACGAATAGGATTAATAAGTGCTTGCTGTTCTGCAATATATTGCTGTCTAGCTTGCTCTGGTGACTGTGCTAGATACTGAGCACCAAGTCCAAATAAACTCTGACCAGCATAGCCTAAAGGAGCACTAGCAGCCTGAGCAGTTTCAGCTTGTCCAAGACTTGTTCCATATAAAGCAGACAACCTATCTTGAAGTGCCTGAATCTCTGGCGAAGCAGCATAGCCAGCACCGATTAGGTTTCCCTTTTTATCATACTCAAATTCAGAAGCGCCAAATCTAGAAGTTATTCCTACTGGTCTAAATCTCGCTTCGTCTGCAGCTAGCTTGGCAATATCTCTTTGAGCATTAGCAGATTTTTCGGCTGCTTTTTTAGCGGAATAAGAACCAACAACTGCGCTGGCAGCAATGGCTGTTGCTACTCCTGACATAATAATTCTCCTAACGATAAACTTAATACTTGACGATAATTCACAGTTATTTCCTCTCCTAATTGACCGCCTTTGTAACCTTTAATTAACTTGATAGCGACTAAGTCTATATCTCCGTTTTCTTTTAAAACCATTTTTGCATTTGGAGTTTTTGCATGGTTTGTATATCTACCTAAAGCAGTACGCATATTGTTAATTCGTGCTGGCCCTATTACTTCGTTTGCTTCAATATTACCGCAAGCTAAAATTCCTTTCCCTTCTATTTTAGAATCTCCAATAGTAAACTTATAGTTACCAAAAGGAAGAGGAATTTGATCTTCTAAATTTTCTGTTTGTTGCCTTACTGTTTTTTCATCGAAGCCAAATTCTTTTATTGTTTTAAAATAATCTTCTATATCTTGACTTGAATCAAATGTTAATAATAATTTTTGAGACTCTTGGTGTTCTTTAAAAGTCATGCTTTTTTCTAAAAACATTTCTTCTAGTTTTTCTATATCTGTTTCATCTGTAGCATAAATGTTTTGCCAAACTACAGTCTCATGTATGTATCCTATTTTTCTTCCGGGCTGCGCTACAAATGTCTGAGGAGCTACTACTTCTTTATGACTCCCGTTCTCTAGTACCATTGTAACTTTGCCTGTTAACATTACATTTAAATGTACCGTTTTTTGTTTATGCCCAATTGAAAAAGAACCAGCGGGTAATGTAACTTCTCTAATATAAATACCCGGACCAAACCTGTGAACCACTGGACACTCAACCTGTTCTTGTTGTAAAAACCCTTTTTCTACTATTTGAATTTTTTCTTCAGTTAGTAAAGAAGGAAGATTTTGTTGTTTGTTTACTACTGAAAACTTATCCATTAACTTTTCATAATGTAGCAAAGGGCATAGTACGGTGGCAGGTTAGCGTTAGTGGCTGAAGAACCTGTGGAAGCCAGAGTAACTGAATGCGTATGTGTTGGCGATGTTGATGTCAAACCAACCGTTGGCGATGTACCACTTCCCTGAAGTCTATATGCAGAATCACCACTACTACCTCCTTGCCTTAAATGAGCCCCACCAGCAAACGGACTTGATCCACTAAACAATGTTGTATCTGCAATAATAAGGTGCGTATGTTCTCCGTCTGGCCCAATAGTGCCAGTATGGGTGTGAGATACTACAACTGCATCCTTAGAACCACCAGAAGCCCCTACAGTTACTGTTCCAGCAGAGGCTGAGATAGCGGTACTGATAAAAGAATCTCCAGAACTTAGAGTGTATGTTCCTGCGCCTCCTGTACCTGTCCCTAGTGCAGAAATGCTTATACCAAAATCAATATTAGTTCCTGTTAAGAACTGCCCAACAGAGAGTGTGCCAGAAGCTACTGCCGAGACTGTTAGGATTGTAGAGTTGATAGTTAAAGTAGTACTTGCTAAAGTAAACGTACCAGTCAAACTGGTTGATGATAGGGTCTGACTAATGTCTACTGTGTAAGTACCAGTACCACCAGCGATTCCAGTAAGCTGACCTGTAATTGTTGTATTTGCAGTAACAGAGCCGCCTGTTAATACTTGACCTGTAATAAGAGTTCCTGCAGACACTGCCGTAACAGTCAGTGTAGTTCCCGAAATAGAACCAGTAAAGGAAGAAGTAGAGCCTGTATAAGTTAAGGTGTAAGTCCCTGTTCCTCCTGTTCCAGTACCAAGTCCTGTAATTGTAGTTGCTTGAACTATAGAGGCGTGGCTAAGAGTATCATTTACAGCTAGAGTTCCGAAGTTTGATCCACCAGTCGTGCTAGATACTGTAAGCGTAGTACCAGAAATAGAACCAGTTACCTTTGCACCAGCAGTTCCTGTAGCACTTGCAGCAAGCGAACCAGCACCAATGATAAATCTACCACGCAAGTCAGGAGTACCGCCAGTACCATCACACAGAAGCCATCCAGAAGGAATGGTTGCCTGAGAACCAGACCAAAGCATAATCATGCCAGTGGGTAAAGCATCAGTAATAACATTTTTTACAAAGGCTGTAGTAGCGAGTTGTGTGCTGTTTGTAACAGTAGATGCCGTAGGTGCAGTAGGCGTACCTGAAAAGGTAGGACTTGCTACGTCTGCTTTAGAATTAACAGCAGAAGAAATTGCGGTTAACTCTACGTCAATCTCAGTGCCTTTAATAATCTTACCAGAATTGTTTGGAGGTAGTGCGTCTTTAGCGGCAAAGTTAGTTGCTTTTGTATAATTACTCATACTGTTTTTCCTTGTTTAATATAGATATCAATCCTCTGAATTGATAACGGATTACCATTAATTTCTGCTTCTAAACCTACCTGCATAATTGGACCTTTACCGCCCACATGAGCCTTAAACTTGTCCAGTACAATTCCATCAGAATACTCAGCAATGTTGTACTCTGATAGTTGTGGAAGCGTACTATCATTATACTCGTAAGCAACCGTTGTGTCAAGCTTTTTCGTTACTGCAGAGTAATTTTCGTTATAATTAAAGCCCCACTTGATAGCGATATCTTGGTTAGATCCCCCAATGAGAACCATTCCTATTTGCTTTAGGATCTTTTCCTTGGTAGGGCTATCAAAATCAAAGTAGTTAGTAAAGTACTTAAACCGATAGGTAGCCGTATTGTCTAGGTGACCAAAGTATTTGGCTATATACCCAGCCTTGCCAAGTAATAGCTCTTTAGACGCATTAACACAGAAAGAGGCAGGCTCAATGTTTGTCCAGATAGTGGTTCTAGCGGACCCGTCCTGTAGCGGTGTTCTCATGTCAAAACAATAGACATACTTAGTTGTGGGAAGGGACAGTAAATAGAAGGCATCCCTGTCATAATAAATAGACTTGATCTGAGAGGCTGACTCAGAGCTAACATTAGTAATCAAATCATCCCGTACATTCTTAGAGATGTCTCGCAAAGGCAAAGACTTCTCTTGAATCACACGCTGGAGACTACGCACACCAGAATCAGACAAGAAGATAATATCTGTACCAGTGTTCTGGATAGAGTCCCTAGCGATACAGCCTACGTTAGGAATATAGTCTGCTAAAACAAGCTGGGTTACATCAACAGGATTAGCATAGATAGCTATGTTGTTCCTACCAAATACAATCAAGAATCCATTATGAGCAGCTAAGCCTATAATCTGATCGTTATTAGGAAAGATAGCATTAATCGACAAAGACCCTGAGTCACCGCCTTGGAAGTCAGAGCCATCTAAGAGTCTGCTAAAATATACAGTTTGTCTGTCACCAGCAATGTCTGCCATCCAGATACGACCATAAGCAGCTAAGGCACAGTTTGGTTTAAAGTCTGCTATAGAGTAGCCTGTTGGTAATGTGCCAACATCGCCTAACTGTTGAAAGCCAAAGGAACCAGAGTGTGAGTGAGGATTGGCTATTGTGGTTACTGTGCTGGTCAAGGAATTACCAGCAGTGTATCCTGTTCCGGGGGTAGAAATAGTTACTGTTGCTATACCAGTCCCACTTAGGGTTGCTACAGTTAGTTTAGCACCAGAGCCTGAGCCTCCTGCCATAGTAAGTACGTCACCTACATTGTAGCCAGAGCCAGCAGCAGTTACAGAGACTGCAGTGATAGCACCACTACTTACAGTAGTTACAGAAAAGGTAGCGCCTGTTCCGGGAGTTGGAAGGTTATGATAAACAAGGACAGGATGCGCTGCTTGAACAAAGTAGGCATGGGAAATAGCATCAGCCCCGTCACCGAAAGGCATTGCTGCCCCTTGCCAGTTGTTGCCTGTAATGGTATAGGCTACGTCAGCAGTGTTTGCCTGTGTTCTAACAGTTTTCTGAGTTAGTGTTGTAGTGCCAGTAAACAGTTTATTGTTACCAGCGCTAATAAACTGATTTGATGCTGCATCAGTCATCTCAAACATAAACTGTACATTGTTAGACCCTAAGTCTGCATTAACAGCATTGACAGGAACCCAGCCCCTACGAGCACCAATCCTACCAGACCTGTCTATAATACAGTTAAAAGCCTCTAGTGCAAAGCCACTAGATAAAGCAATACTGGACTCTTGGAGGTTTAGTCCAAAGAACCCCGGAGCCGCTATCGAAGCTGCTTGTTGTTGTTGGGCCATTAGGCTGCATTCCAGTTAAGTTCGTTAGGATAACGATTGCCTTCTGTCGAGATATGATCTGCTAAAGAAGTCTGGTATAATGCATAAGCTTCTGAGCTAGACATACCACCATCTTCTCCACGCTCTGCAAGAGCTTTAGCATAGGCTAAGAAGATAACAGGCTCAGCAGGAACTAAGATCTCATCTGAGTCAAACTGTAGTGGATCTTGTGGCTGGATGATGTTAAACCGAATAACATAAACACCATTTGGAATTGGATACAAATCTACTTGAGTATCTCCAGCAGTGTCTACACCATTAAAGTTATAGTATAGAGGAGGACCTACCTGAGTAGATTGATTTAAAAATAAATCATCCATCTCAGTGCTGGACTTATAGGTTAAGAACCAGTCGCTTGTGTCATTAATAATGCTTAATACCCTAAACCGTGTGCCAGAGCCTACTAATACACCGTTAAACAGGTTAGCAACAGTGTTCATAGTAAGCGTGTTGGTCAGCGCATTCCAGTTATAAGCATCTTCTACCTGTCTCTGTGCATCTTGGACGTACCTTCCAATAAGCTTTGAGTAAGTATTGTCAGTAACTGATGTGACCTCTGGCTCACGCAAGCGGATCAGTACATCATTAACAAGTTGTAAGTAAGTTTTCCTAGCCATTTAGCAATCCCATTTCCTTAGTGCTAGCGCCTTGCGAGTAGGTCTTCCCTTCTCGTCCTTCATGGGTCCCGGTACACCACTCATACGAGCACAGAAAGACTTCCTACGAGCAGCCTTCTTAGGAGACTTAGCAGCCTCTTTAGAGGACACTGGAGGCTTCAGGTTAGCGCCTTCCTTGTTCTTGAAGTATGCCCTGCCTTTGGCGTTTAAGCCACCTTCTGGGTTTTGATATACCTTCTTTACCATTATTTCTTCGCAGTCTTCTTAGCTTGTTTAAATGCCTTAGCAGTGGGTGCGCCTTTAGAACCTACCTTACGCATCTTCTCACCAGATCCCTCTGCTATCCGCTTACGCTTTGCATTGATGTTGGCATAGAGGCCGGGTTTAGTAACCACGAGAAGTACCAACTTTCTTAGCTTTCTTCTTCTTAGACATACCAGTCATCGATAGGCCAACAGCTACTGCTTGCTTCTGTGGCATTCCTTCTTTACGAAGCTTGCTGATCTTAGCCGAAGCTGCCTCTTGTTTGCCCTTCTTAGTGTAAGGGTATTTCTTTCCGTCTACCATTGGCATACTATTCTCCTTAAACATTAAATTGTACTGCGCTCTTTGGGGTGATATCTAAAGTAACAATATAGGTAAAACTAGAACCAGTTTCAACTAACAATCTAATCTCATCTCCTTCTTCAAGAACAACAGTCTCATTTGCATTACCACCAAACTGTAATGTTTTTTTAGCATCTACGTTAACTGCATCGAAAATAGTTACTTCAGTATTGTTGTGTTTATTATACCACCAAGCACTTACTGACTTATTACTTCCAATATGATTAGATAGAAATAATAACTGCCAATAAGCAGAGTTCTTTGTAGGAACAGTGTATACCGTTGTTTTTGTATTTGGTGTTAAAGCACCACCAACACTAATCTTTCTGCTCATATTAACCTACTTTAAGAACTAAACTAAGTAATAGGATTACGATGAAACCAGTAGTGCCAAGCAGGATCTGTTCTAGTCTCTTTAGCCTAGCATTGATGCCTGCATAGCGTTCAGCGCATACTGCCTCGTGGGTATCTAGTTGGCCTTTAACTTGGTCTATTGATGACATATTACAATCCCGCAGTTGTTAGGTTGGACAATTGCTCAGTTGATAGGGACTGAATCTGCTCTGTTGTAAGTGCTACCAGAGGCTCAACTGCACCAGCCAAGGCACACTCCACCCACGCCTTTTCCCCGTGGTTCCAGTTCCATTGGTATCCTTCGCTATCTGTTGGCTTTGGATCACGGACAATCCATTCCCAGTTAAGCCACACCACTTCCTTACCATCAGGGCAGGCTGGCATCTCAGGTACTAGCACCCATCCGTTAGTGTCGTCTGTTGTAGGTTTCGGGATAGACCCGTTCTTTGAAAATAGCGGCATATTAGTCTCCAAATCCTACGAATGGGCCGACAGGTGCGGTGAAGTTAGCGGTGTATCGAGCGTATCCTTTGGTGATGCGAAGGTCGTCTATGTATCCGTTGAAGTAGTAACCATTAATTGCTGATGTGAGCCCGGCTCTTCCACCACCAATGGCAGGGGTTGCGGCTGCATTAACTGTTCCTGAATACGATGCAGTATTTGCATCAAGAGTCCCATTGATGAACAACCGAATGGTTCCAGATGAACGAGTGATTGCAAAGTGAGTCCAAGTCGTGTTTGAAATTGAAGTTGCCGATGTAACTCGACTTGACGAATAAATAAAGTCTAGTTTGTTTGAAGCAGTTACGCTGGTATGGTACTCAGTCAATGCGTCGCTTGCGCGTGCATCAATAATCGTTCCTGCGGTTGATGGTGTGGCTGATAAGTAAACCCATCCCTCAATGGTGAAGTCACCAGTACCAAAGTTAAATGACAAATTGGTGTTTGGAACAAAAAGGTAGTCACCGTTGCCGTCAAAATACATAGACGCACCACCAAACTTGCTCTGCGTGGTGCTTATCTGTGCGCCGCCAACAGTCTCCAAGTCGTTAGACATGGCAGCGTCAACGATGCCGCCGTTGGTGAAGTTAAGTAGTAGCGATGTTCCGCTAACTGCTGTTAATGGAGCAGTTGGTGTGGTAAAGGTTGCGGTGTAAACAGCAGTTCCTTTGACAAGCCTTGTAGAGGACAAATACCCGTTAAAGTATTGCGACCCAGCGCCACCGCCTCCACCGCCAACATAAATCGGTGAGTTATTTCCTCCGTCTAGGCTAGTAGAGTTAGTAGCACTTACGTCTAAAACACCATTTATAAACAATCTAAATGTGTTTCCGCTTCTACTTACCGCAACGTGATGCCATTGACCGATTGTTAAAGTATTCGTGCTAGTCAAAAGAGGAACGGTTGAACTGTAATTGTGAAACCAGAATGTAACTTTGGCTCTAGCAGTAGTGTGGTCTAAATGTAGTGACCATTTGTTTGAACCCCAAGTAACCCCGTCCCAGTTTGCTACTGCAATAGCATCTACATTTGATTGGGCAACATAATACGCAAAAGTCTCTACCGTAAAGTCTCCGGTTCCAAGCGCAAATGCGGCGTTACTTCCTGCTGATAAAGTATCACCCGTGACATCAAAGTACCCAGAGCCGCCATTAGTGCCACTTGCGTAGGCCGTCAATGTCGGGAATGGGGAGAAGGTTTGGATGGACACATCACCGTTGCGAGTGATTGCAAAGGCATTGGTGCTGTTGTCGATAAAGCGGTTGCTCTGGCAGGTCAGCAGAGATGTGTTGGTGATTGCGGTGAGAGGTGCGGTAGGAACGCTAAATCCAGAAGTGCTGTAAAGCGCCGTTCCAATTAACATCCTCACGTTAGAAACATAACCTGAAAGCGGATATTGCCCACCAATTGCCCCGCCAATTCGCATCTGATTTGCTTGGCTTGTTACGCTACCACTAAATGTTTGAGTGGAGCCAATTTGAACTCCATTTTCAAAAAGTTGAATGTTATTTCCAGAACGCATTACGCAAACATGAACCCATGTGTTTGTTGATACGGTTCCTGTTCCAAGATTATAAGCGCTGCTACCCAATCCAAATTCGTAACGGCCTGTGCTATTCATTATTAGGAAAAATGTTTTTGTTCCCGTGCCGTCATTCAAATTTCCTAGAGCCAGTTGCTTTGATGTGCTTGTAGGATAAACAAAGAATTCAATTGTAAAATTGCTTGACCCCAAGTTGAGGGCCGATGGATACCCAGAACCTATATCAAGAAAATCGCCTGTGCCATCAAAGTAGTTACCCCACCGACCATCAGGCTTAGAGAACGGTGTGAACGTGCCTTGCGTGGTATTACCGTTGCGATTAGGGTGAAGTCCGTTGCCAGAGCTGTCTAAAAATGAGCTGTTGTTTGTGCCGTCTGTTCCGTTAGCAGACAGCAGCATTGTGACGTTCTCAAAGTACGGGTCAGCACCGGCATTGGATGGCGGCCACAATCCAGCACGGATGGCTTTAGTTGCCTCTGACAGCGACCAGATTCCCTTTGCAGAAGAGATAGTGGGGTTATTGGCGACCCCAATGACGCCACCATTCCACTTGGGCATTAGGAGATTTCCTCGTAGGAGCAGATTACTTTAAGGTCATTTGATGAACCAGCCGTTGCACCGATTGACTTATCTTCCTCAAGGTAGATACCAGAAGTCTTGTCAATCACCACCAGCGATGAATCCGCTGGCACAGCGATAGTCGAGCAAATCTGAGTTGCCGTGCCGCCAAGAGCAGCGGCTGAATACAGGTTGATCGTGATGTCAGCGTTAGCTGTGCCATCCACGTTGGCAACGATCAGCGAGTTGATCTTAAAGACCTTGCCGCTGGATGATGCGTTGCTGACAACTGACGTTGCTGATGTTGAAGTTAAGTCCACCACATTGGTTTTGCCTGTGATGGTTGTTACGTTTACTATATTAGGTGCTGCCATTTTATCCTCCGAAGACTATTGCCATAGCTATGGCTTTGCCTGTTGTGATACCGCTGCTAGGTGTTGCAAAAGAAAGCGTGCCAGAGCCGTTGGTTTGCAATACTTGATTTGCTGTACCATCAGTTGTTGGCAGGGTAAATGTATTAACAAACGATGTCAGGTTGCTGTCGTATGCTTGTACGTCTGTGTTGATTGCTAGTCCCAAGAAAGACCTAGCAGATGAGCCACCAGCACCTAGTGTCGTTAGGTCGGCATCGTAAGCCTGTACAGTAGAACCAATGTCAGCAGAATCAAGATAGTCAGATGCGCTAGTCAGAACTGTATGACCGCCGTTTTGAAGAGTACCTGTAAAGTTAGCAGTTGTGTCACCATACTTAGCAAAGCTAGATGATGAGAATGTGCTATCTTTAATTAACTTACCTGTTATGCCATCAAAAGCTGCAAAGTTATTATTGACTGCAGATGATGGACCAGTTACATCACCAGCGCCAGAGCCTGATGCGCCCTTCTCGGCTAGTGTATCCCAATAGGTTGTATTAGTAGGAAGGTTACCAGTAGAAGCTAACTTACAGATATAGCTTGATCCGTTGTAGCTAACAGCATCATCGACTACATAAGCTGTGCCACCAGCATAAGCACCTAACCAGTTAAGACCTTCTGGTCCTTGAGAACCAGTTGCTCCAGTAGATCCAGTTGCTCCAGTTGCTCCTACAGGAATACTAAAGTTAAAAACTGCTGCAGAGCTAGTACCTGCGTTAGTTACAGTTGCTGATGATCCTGCTGCACCTGTGGTGACTGTTCCTACTGCAATTGTAGCTGCAGAACCTGTTGCACCTGTAGCACCTGTAGAGCCTGTAGCACCAGTTGCGCCAGTGGCTCCAGTAGCACCAGTAGGAATCCCAAGAGTTAGTACATAAGTACCAGAGTTGTAAGAAGCTGTAGCACTAGAGCCTGCTGAGAGTGTAGTAGCAGTAGCTGAGAAGTTAGTTGCTAAGTTGATGGATGCGTCACGAGCAGCCTCTGCAGCAGCCTGTGCTGTTTCAGCGTTAGTCTCCGCAGTCTCTGCTCCAGTTCTAGCAGTCGCAGCATTATTAGCAGAGATACTAGCAGCAGAAGCTGAGCTTGCTACAGAAGTTGCACTGTTAGCAGCATTAATTGCGCTGTTAGCAGCAGCCGCTTCAGACGAAGCAGCGGCAGAGGCAGAGGAGGCAGCAGCAGTTGCGTAGCCGTTAGCTACTGAGGCAGCATTGGTAGCGTCTGCTGTAGCGTCACCTGCGCCTCCGGGTCCACGATATATTGCCATTTAGATCTCCGTTAGTTTGCTTAAACAGACATTATCTGCTTAAGAAAACTCCCCAGCCCTTGTGAGGCTGAGGAGAGCCACTAGCTTATAAGCTATTAGGCAAGAACTGCGAGAGCAACAGCAGAGCCGTCACGCAACTCAGCAACACCATACAGCATATCGCTGGTAAACAGAGTACCAAGATACTCTTGTTTGTACTGAGTCTGTGAGCGAACACCCATCTGCTCAGCTAACACAAATGCATCTTTGTGTGCTAACAAGCAGATACGGTCTGTGCCAGAAGTACCAGCAGCAGTGTCAGCGTTGGTGCTTACAAACACCTTAACACCAAACACGTCACCAATTTGACCGTTACGGATTGTGTTGTTGCCACCTTGCTCACCAACAAAGGCTTGCTCAGTAAAGCGAGAGATGCTCATCAACGTGTTACGGCTTGACGGAGGAACAATCAGGAAACGATCCGTCATCGGAACATCTTGATCATCAAGACGCTGGATGGAACGGCGAATACCTGCCTCGCCAAGAGCAGCAGCGTTAGACGTGCTGGAGTTGTATATCGTTGCGCCAGTAGAACCAATGAAAGCGTTCGTGCTTGCAGCAGCAGTTGCGTAGTCATTCGTACCAATGGTAGCACCATTAACACCACGACCAAGCTGAACCAAGTCGATATCAACACGCTTAGCTAGCGCATAACCAGCATCATCCGTGTAGAAGCGGCGCAGCGAAGAGAGAGCCTGAACTTCGACAATATCTTCGATCAAACGGCTATACTCATAGTGCTTGTTAATGTTAACAAGAACTTCTGTCTCAGTTGCAGCAATCAGAGTTACCTGACTGGATGCAGCTTTGAGCGCAGCGTCACCACGGGTGGGTTTAGGAATGTGAAGGACATCACCCTTTTTGCCTTTGAAAGACATTTTCGAGAACAGGTTAGCAGCAACCAAGTTCTTTTTGTAAGCAGCGATGATTTCATCAGACCAAATCTCAGGGATAAATTTATCCGCTGTTGTTTTTGTTACGTGATCAGTACCAAGAGCCATTTTAAATCTCCTAAATGATTAAGTTTATTTAACTCGACCCTGAGCGTATGCAGCCATAATTTCATCTTGTAGCTGGTAATAACGATCTGGGTCTTCCAGTTGTAAACGGATTAGATCCGCTCTTCGATAGACCTTTGCAGAAGTAGCACCAGTGTTAGAGCCAACATCTACAGTAGCTGATTTGACTGCTGCTTTCTGTGCCGCTTTAATTTCTGGCGCAGGAGCAGAAGCTGAAGGAGCTACTGACTTAGGTTTAACATAATTCCAATTACTAAGAAGTTCTGCTGCAGAATCATAATCCAAATTTGCGTCAGCCGCTGCGTATAAACGCAAACGAACTGGAGAGGCTTTTACCCACTCAGCAAATTCTGGATCTCCTACAGTAGACTCAAAGTCAGGAAACTCTGTCTTAAGCCTATTTAATGTTTGCATCCTTTTAATCTCAGCGGTCTGTTCTCTGGCCTCTTTGACTGCAGGATGATTCTCTACTGCCCTGTGTACTGCTTTCTTTGGATCTTCAAAGAAATCGATCTCGTCTTCTTTTGTGACCTCAACTTCTTTCTTATTGTCGAGTTGTCGCTTGATTAGTTCATCTGCAAGCTTACGTACTTCACCAACTTCTTGAGCTTGTCTACCAATAAGCTTTTCAGCCTCTTGGTGCATCTTGATAATTTCATCAAGACCCTTGCCCTTGTACTTGGTAGGAAAGTTATCCTCTTCAGGAGCCGCTTCCTGTACGGTTTCAACTTGAGGTTCTTCAGCTACTTGCTGAGTCTCTTGCTGAGTAATATCACTTGCTTCAAATAACTCTTCTTGCGTTTCGGTAAAAGATGCTGCCACATTATCCTCCTGTCCACAACGGATTCTAGGAACTTTAAAATGTCACTTGGAATCAGGCTTGCTGTTTCTTGTAAGCGACTCTAGTTGCTTCTTCGTGCTTTCTAGCCCACGCTTCATGTGCTGAAGGAAACGCACCTGTGATGCCCTCCAGACTGATACGGGGTGACGAGATAATACGAGAAGCTTCATTGCGACAATGTGGACACTCTATAGAGCGTACCTCATCATCGACCAATTTTTCGGTGAGGTGGTCTTTAGCACACCTGAACTCAAATATCCGTTTCATCTGTTAACTCCCTATAGGCTTCTTCCGAAGTTTGCTTAAGGTTTATTACCCAGTTTAGGATATCTAACTGTCCTTTGGCGTAGTGTAAGTCCTCAACACCAGTTAATCTTTCGATCTTGTTGTAGGCATCCAGCATTTTCTGGCTGTCTTCAATCAGATCTTTCCATCCTTTTGAGGCCATCATGTCAAACCTAGCCTCATAATATTCCTGAATGTCTTTATCCACAGTTTCTCCTATCTAGGACTGTGTTGTATTTCTACAACATATAATCTATTATATCATACTTTTTACAATTTGTCAAGTACTTATTGAACTTTTCTATTCATTTGAGCTTCAACAATGTTTTCCTTAGTTTGAATCTCCCTTTCCTTTAGGATAAGCTCAGCTACCTTAGCACGGCGCTCAAACTCTCCTTGGCTGGAGCCATCTAAGTTAGTAGCCACTGACTGAATTACTTTAGTCCGTAGCTCCTCTGGCATTAGCTGGGCTTCAACCATAGTCTTCTGAGCCTTAGCCATAGATTGCTGGGCATCTGCTTGAGACTCTGCAGCCCTGGCGTTAAGCTCGTTAATCTGAGCTTGAACTAACTGGATTTGTGCCTGCATCTGAGCCTGCTGCATAGCCTGTGCTTCTGGATTAGGTTGGCTCATTTGATCCAAAGCAGCCGAAAGCTCTTCCTTATTAGACAGGCTGGAGCCTTTGATGATGCCTTTTAAGATTAAGGGCAGTACAGGGCTGGTAGGTCCAAGGGTTTGGAGTAGTCCAATGAACTGTTGCTGCTCATACTCCCTAGCTATCATGCCAAGGGTAGAAGCAGCGGTAAATCTGAAGTCCCTAGATGGGTAGCGCTCTGGGTCAAACTGCATATAACGGTAGGCTACCTTCTTAATCAAAGGGATCAAGAAGTCATCTTGAAAATTCATGAGTGCTTGCTTGTTCTTCTTGATGATAGAAGACATAGCAAGGGACATAGAAGCACCGCCAGCATCACCTTGGGCTACAGAGCGAGTCATAGCTTGACTATCTAGTGTTCCTGTAGCCTGCAAAAGCATAGTTTCAAACTCTTTAGCAGTAGAGATGTTACCAGCGTCAGTAGATCCAAACTTAAATGGGAATAGAATCTCATTAGGATTACCATTGGTAAGCAGGGTCTTTCCGGGCTGAACCTTATAAGACACACCACGTGGTAGTCTTGTAGCATCTGCTGCCATCATAGGAGCCGTAGTCAGTGCTAAAGAGTCCAGATGACTACGGAGCTGGGCATCAATAGCTTTCTGCATATTGTAGCCCTTTTGCACGGTTCCCATTCCTACTAACCTTCCTGATACTTTCTCAGGTACATAAGTTACAATAGGACGGTCTTTCATCATGTATGGGTTGGCTTCTGCCTTGAGCAGGTACTGGTTGTTAGCGATAACAACTACAGCCTCCACCATGTCTGCATACTGATCTGCTGAGCTATCTTCAGGAAATAAATCAGCTACCTCACCACCTTCGTTCTCTAGTTGCTCTAGATACTCACGAGGAACTAATCCGTAGTAGCGAAGGACTCGTACCTTATCTTCTTGGTAGAGTGAGTCCAGTTGATTTGGGATGAGATCAACATCACTAAACTCAGGACCAATATTAACTTTTCTGTAGATCCCATCTTCAATCCCTTTAACTACTTTAAAGAGGCTAGTGTACTCTTCGACAGCTACACCAAGGCTATCATCAACTGTCTCAGAGTTAGGGTCCCAAACAAAGTTACGAGGATGCACCGACTTGACAGGAACAGACACACGCTCTGCTTCCATTACTCCAATAGCAGAACCAGCTCCTCCTGGCATTGGTTGCATAGCAGGCTGCAACTCCATCGTAGATTTAATTTGGATCTCAGCCACACCAAGGCCAAAGACTTCAGCGTTACGGTTTACCTCTGCCCAAACCTTGTCTACCTTGTCTTTCTTTAAGTCCTCGTGAAGCTGTCTACTAACCATCTCAACGTCCATCTCTACTTGGTCAATAGTATCATCTTCTAGCTCAAAGAACTCACCACGCCCTGTGGTAGCCTCAATGATCTCTGAGGTTTTGTTCTCTACTGCCTGCCGGATAGCTGGAGACACAAGCCTACTGCGCTCTGAGTCACGGGTCTTATCTTCGTCAGACCATACGCCATAGTAGAGGCGCTCGTACTCGTCCCACTTAGCCTGATAGTTGTTATCACGGTGTTCTTTCCACCGATCACAATGATCAATAATAAAGGCTACTAGGTCTTTATCTGATTCAGATACTGGGTCTTCTTGAAAGTCGCTCATTACATATCCTCTACTGTGCTAGGAAATGGGTTAGTGTTTGATAAATCTGCATACTGTACTGGTTCTAATTTAGTTACCTTAACTGAAGGTCCTGTCAATCCTTTAACAGTTTCTACAATAAAACCTTCCCCAAGAGTTTCTGTTATATATTCTTGTAGTTCTTTTTGTGTAAAACCTTTTTGAAAAGTACGCTCATCACCTGTTCCAATAATCCAGCCATCTTCTGACTTTGTTTTATTCTTAGCAGAGTTAACATCAGTAGCAGGACGCACGTTAATAACTGCTGAACCTCCAGGTTTTAAAGCCTTACCAATTGTAAGAACAGCCTGAGCACGCTCTTCAGGTGGTAAAACATTTAACACGTTCATGTTAAGAACTTTAGTAGCTGATGCTTCAGGAACGTCTTGTGGTGATGTAAAATCAGGTTTAAACTCTTTTTGTGGAAAAGGCTCAAAGGTCATAACATTAGCGCCACGAAGCTTAGCAGCCTCTGCTCCTAAACCCATACCAGCGCCGTAGTCTAATACATCATCTCCTTCTTGTACGCCTAAAATATCAAAAGCTTTTTGGTACGTAGGAAGTGTATTACCACGCTGTGTCTTAGCAGGATTAATAGTAAACTCATCCGTTACTGCTGCCGAGGATATAGGAACGTCTGCTGATTTAACAGCAGCATCATTAATAAGTCCTTGGAACAATTTAGCTATAGCCATGTTAGTATCCTGATACTGTGTCTAAGGGTTCGTACTCGTCATCTTCCATCATGTCAGTAAACTCTGTGATGCCAATCTGATCGATGTAAGCCAAGGCATCAATCAAGTCATCATGCACTGCGCTGTTAGGAAAGTTAAGGAGCTGATCCACAAACTGCTTATTCCAATCGCCTCTAACTAGCTTAATCCTTCCATGCTCGAAGCGTCCCTGTAAAGCCCATACTATGCGGTCCGTCTTCTTCTTGTTGCCATGTGTCAGTTCTGTCACTGAGATGAAAAACGACTTCTTCTTCATCAAGTCTTGTAGGTACGGGAGTACGGCGTTCCGTGCCATTCCCCGCTCTATACCTACTAGCCGCACATCGTAACTTCTTGCTGTTTCTAATATTTTGTTGGCGGTTTCTTTGATATCCCATCGTCCGAACACTATAGTATCTACAAACCATCCATCCAGAGTAACCTTGACTACAGCTATTGCAGATTCATCTAGATGCTTCTTTTTATTACTAGCCTGCTTACTTACATCTTCAAAGCCAGCCAAATCAACAGCGATGTAATACTGACCGTCACTAGGAGTATCATCGCTATCAACATAATGTATCCATTCTTCCTTAAATAGTTCTGATGAGGCGGCTTCGAAACTAGCAAGGTATTCCTGTCTAAAACTGAAGGAAGACATTGACTTCTTTGCAGCCTCAATCTCTTTAGGATCGAGTAGAGGGTTATCAAAAGAAGTAAAGTGAAACGAGGACCAATCTTCATCTTCTTCCTTTTGAGCCATCTGGTACAACTCGTAGAAGTGATTCCTGCCCTTTGGGGTTCCAATGAACAGTGCTCCACCCTTTACATCTGATAATGCTGGTCTAAGGATCTGCTCGAACACTTGCGGCTTCATATCCGCATACTCGTCTACTACAACGTAAGCAAGACCAACACCACGCATAGTATCAGGGCGATCAGATCCCTTGAGGTAAATTTTTCTATCATTTACTAAAGTTATTACCGCCGTATTCTCGTGTACAGTTTTGATAACTTCATGTCCAAGTTCCTTAAGAACCGTCCACATAATGTCTTTAGCTTGTTGAAAAGTTGGAGCAACATAGAAGACATCCTTATCTTTAGATTTTAATGCCTCAATGATGAGGGTCCAAGCAGCAAGGCGAGACTTTCCAAATCTTCGTCCTGCAGCAACCACTTTAAAACGGTGATTATCATTAAATACTTCCGTCTGCTTAGGATGTAGTTCGACTCTAAGGTTTGCCATCGGAGTCCTCTACGTCTATCACTTCATAGTCAATCTGCTCAGTTTCTCTGGCAGCTATCTGGGGTGTACCAGTGGTAACAATCTGTACCTGTATTGCGTTAGACCTACCCTGTCCCTGCTTCTCAAAGTGACTAATCGGTAGCAGTCTGTCGATACACATCTTAAGACAGGCCACCTGATCCTTATCACCATCATCCATCGCCTTACGAAGGACAGTCTCAATTACTTTCTCGCCACTGGTGGACAAGAGACGAGCATAAAATTCTTTGATTCTTGCTGCCTCGCCTGGAGGACGGCCTACAGCATTTCTGTGTTTCTTAGACTCAAGCACCTCTTTACGAGGTCTTCCTCGTTTAGGCTTTGGCTTATCCATTTAAGGGGCCTTTCTTTAGGGGACAAACAAACTGATCTGGCTATATAGTTTCTATGTAGTGAAGTTTACATAAAGGATATTACTTAAAGGACTACTTAAGAGCTAACTTGAAGGATAATTATAATTATAATCACAGTTATCTCTTAAGAGTTATCTGTTTACCTATATAGTGCATTTATTATAGCATACTTTTTAGCTTTTGTCAAGTACTTTCTACTCTTTAGAGCTTGTAGAGGACAGAATAGCCCTATATAGTCTGGGTATTACGAAGGAATAGGGCTTTAGAGTGTACAGCTTTTCTACAGAATCCTACAATTTTATAACTATTTGATTTGTATAGCCTTTTTCTAGTTCTTTTTAGTACTATTTAGGGCAGTTTTACCACTATCTAATCCTATTTTACCTTCTGTTGTGTGCTGTAGGGTCCGCAAACTCCACAGTGATTGCATAGCCCCCTCCCCCATGTCGTATTTATGCAACAAAATAGCTATTGTCTAGCGCTGTGTAGGGTTATTAAGCTTGACAAGAAAAGAAAGTGTGTGTTATGTACCCTATAGCACCACCATAGTCTAAACCTATGATGCACTGCATAACGATAGAAATAAAGTTATAGACTAGGGCACTGGCTGGAGTATTATTAAGACTCAGCAGCACAGCAGTTAACCCTTAAACCTTTGGAGATATACATGAGAGCACTAATCAAAGCAGTAAAGCAAACCCTTGAAACCAAGCAAGCAATTGACAACAGACAAGGTAGATTCTTGACAGTCTACCTGGAGAACTGGACCCGTAAAAACGGGAAGGTCCTGAAAGCTGGGTTTTTTACCAGCACTGTCCAGCTCGCACATGGTCCTACTATTAAGATCCGCAACAGGGACATTATTCTACTGGCTGCTGACCATACAGTAAAGGCCTTGAATAAGTGAGTAAACCTAGACCATTCTCTGAGTGGTCTACAGTGTACTTACTAACCAGGAGCTAACCATGAGCACGTTAACATTAGCAGGCCCAATCAGCAGTAAAGCAGCAGCTATTAAGATCACTGGCAGCTTGGGGAAACCCTCTAAAATGCCAGGGCTGTCATACGGCATTAGCGCAGCACTATGCAAGGTAGGCGCAGCGCTGGCCCAGGTTAAAGGCAGCACGTGCGAAGGCTGCTATGCTCTCAAGGCTAACTATCAGTATCCAAGCGTTAAAGCTGCCCATGCTAAACGAGCAGCAGGGTTAACTGATCCACGCTGGACCGAAGCTATGGTGTACCTGATCCGCAGCTCAGGGGAAACCTATTTCAGGTGGCACGATAGCGGGGACCTTCAAAGCTTTCAGCACTTGCTGAATATTGTCTCAGTGGCTGAGCAGCTCCCAGGTGTATCGTTTTGGCTGCCAACCAGGGAGAAAGGCCTAGTAAATCAGTACATTCGAGCATTCAAAGCTTTCCCTGCTAACCTGGTGGTGAGGGTATCGGCTGCAATGATAGACTCAGCAGCTCCTGCAGGTTTTCAGAATACTAGCACTGTGCACCATGAGCAAGCTGCTGAGGGTTATATGTGCCCAGCTCAGTTTCAGGGTAACAAGTGCAGGGATTGCAGGGCCTGCTGGGATAGCTCAGTCTCTAACGTATCATATCGAAAACATTAAAAGGGGGTTTTACTATGTCACTTTCAGAATACGCTAGCATAGCAGCCCTGCTGCTGGGGATTGCTGGGGTTATAATTATTTTCAAACCATGGGACCTGGACTAAAATGCTAAACTTATCGATTGCTTTTACATTGTTTTTCTTTTCGCTAACCTTATCCAAACTATGGGGGTAATTATGATTAATGCATGGGAGAGAGCTGCAGAAATTGCTGGCCTAATCAGAATTTTTGAAAATAGACACCTTACTGAGGAGGAGCTGGGCGAGTACTTTGCCCTGGTTGATGAGCTGGCTTCGCTTAATGAGATAATCTGGGAAGCTGAGGCGAACAGTTAACCTATGAAGAATTTACTAGAGTCAGTCCTGGGTGCGTTATTATTTATGGTTGTTTTTTTCGTTGCTATTCTTGTTTCCTCACTATAGGGGTTATTATGAAAACATATATTTTAGATATTAAAATGATTGGATGGGAAGGTATGCCGTTACTCAAGCAGTACAAGGTCAGGGCCAATAGCTTTGCTATGGCTGCTGGGTTCTGTAAAGGTCAGGCAGCACTGCAGGGCTGGAAAGTATTGGATATAATTGATCACCAAATTATTGAAAGGGTTTAAACCATGAAAGCTTTTCTTATTGATCCATACGAGCAGAAAATAGACGAGGTCTCTTATTCAGGAGATTACAAGGAAATTTATAAGCTTATTGATTGTCAAACTTTCGATTGTGTAGGATTTCGAGATTTTGACGATACAATATACGTTGACGATGAAGGGTTATATAAAGACAATAGAGAATTCTTTATTATTAAGGGATATCCTCAGCCATTGTGTGGTAAAGCTTTGGTCCTGGGTTATGATGTCGATGGTGATAGTACCGATCCTAAAGTATCATTGGAGAAGCTTAAAAGTATGGTAGCATTTATACCGTCATGCTTTGTTATGGGGATTAGTTAATATCATGAAGCAGCGCAACTACGTAGCTAAGTATGCTCAGCGTAGTGGCGCTGGCAAACACAAGGAAAATAAAATGAGAGATTACAATTACGATTATTGGAATGACGCTGACTATGACTCTGTAGACTACAGTGCTGTAGAGCAGTACCAGGAGCGTATTGCTGAGCTGGAGCAGGTGGTAGAGGATATGAAGACTGACGAGCTGTATATTCTCTACAATATAATGAAGGCTAAAGAAGTAGCGAAGACTACCCTGGACCTTGTCGAAGTGTACAAGGAGCTGATGAGGTTGATAGATCTACATAGCCCTGAGCTGCAAAAGAAGGCGAAGCTGTATCAGGAGGGCCTATAATGTCGGCCTGGTTGATCATTGTCACTGGGTGCATATACGCCTACATTGCAGGAGAGCAGGGGTTCAGGGGTAATATTCCCATGCTCGTGGTGTACGCTGGCTATGCGTTTTCTAACGTGGGTCTTTATTGGATGGCCACAAAATGATTTCTTTTTTATTGCTTATGATTTTGACAATTTTATTTGCTCTATGGGTGTCCTATGGTGAGGGTTAGTGGTGTGCCGTATGAGGTAACCCTGGAAAAACCAGAGGAAAGCACACAATCTCTGTCAAAAATACAGAGTCCGTGCCTTAATATCTGTCAGGTGTTCCAGGGTACTCATTTCTGTAAAGGGTGTGGCAGGTCTGTCATGGAGATAGAGTTGTGGGAGGGCTACTCAGATCCTATGAAAGCTGCTATAATTGATAAATCTAAAACAAGGCTGGAGGTTTTACATGGTAAAGTCTAAATATTGCTTGACAAACAAGAAATGGGAGGCTGTATGAGGTGTCTTAGTTGCAACGCAGCATTGACTGACTACGAGGCTACTCGAAAGAGTGCTATCACTGAGGAGTACACTGACCTATGTAATCATTGCTTCGCTACGGTTAGTGATGACTTACTTACAGTAGACAGGGAAGACCTGCTCACTGATGAGGATGATTTAACCACTGAGGATGTAAGTGATTTCAGTTTGTATGTTGACAGAGATGAGTAAGGATGTTACAATATTACTATAGAGTTATTAAGAAGACTAAGTATTAATATTATTATTAATAAACAAGTAACTATTTAAAGGATTCTTTACTATGGATGATCAAGATAGATTCTTAGCAGAGACCAGCGAAGAAGCACACTACTGGTTTACGGTGTCTGATTTTGTTGAGCTGTCCCTTAATGTGGGGCTTGATAAAATGCTGGAAGACGTGATACAATTAAGGGGTAATAAATTAAAGGAGACAGCATGACCAAGCAAGAGAGTTTAGCTAAGGCTAGAGCAGCCAAGAGAGGCGTTGGTGTCAAGCTTCGCACTCCTATTCAGATCTGGGAAGAAGACAAGAGCAGTCTTCGTAAAGCTGTCAATGCCAAGTGCTGGCACTGCTCTAACTGTCAACGAGAAGAGATCACTCACTGTACTGTCACCAGTTGCCCATTGTTTTTTGTCAGGCCTTACCAAATTAAAGGAGAATAGATGGCTCAGCAATTAGTAACGCATCAACCATGTCAGGACTGTGGGAGCAGCGATGCTTTAACAGTGTATGAGTGGGGCAGCAAGTGTTTTAGCTGTGGCAAGACACGCAGGAATTCACAAGAGTACTCACCTAAACTTACTAAGGTAGTATCTACCATGACTAACGTGCATGACATCGTCTACAGCTCTGTCTCTGATCGAGGCCTAACCAGGGACACCTGTCTAACCTATGGCATAGGCAAGAAAGACAGTGCTTATTATTTCCCCTACTACGATGGGGAGGGTTTAGTAGCTTACAAGAAACGCAACGTAGCAGATAAGAAGTTTAGTATCGAAGGCGCTTGGCAGCAGGGCAAGCTGTTCGGTCAGCAGTTGTTTAACAAAGGGGGTAAGTATGTCACGATTACAGAGGGTGAGTTCGATGCTGCTGCTGCGTATCAAATGCTTGGTTCCAAATACCCTGTGGTTTCTGTTAGGAATGGTGCAGCGAGTGCAGTTGCAGATGTCAAAGCGAATTACGAATGGCTCGATTCTTTTGAGACTGTGGTGCTTTGTTTCGATAACGATGCTGCAGGCAGAGAAGCTTCTAAAGCAGTGGCTGAAGTCATTGGAACTAAAGCCAAGATATTTAAAGGAACCCAAGACTACAAAGATGCCTGCGAATACTCGCAAGACAACAAAGGGAAAGAATTCGTAGACCTGTGGTGGAAGGCAGAGCGTTACACACCAGATGGTATTGTTGATGGCGCTGGTTTATGGGAGCTGGTTAACCAGCCAGTCGAGCGTGCTAAGGTTCAGTACCCTTTCTCTGGTCTGAATGACTTGACATATGGTGTGCGTGAGGGTGAGCTAGTTACAATCACTGCAGGGTCTGGGCTAGGTAAGTCACAGTTCCTACGAGAAATTGTTTATCATATCCTGAACAACAGCGAAGATAACATTGGGCTGCTGTTCCTGGAAGAATCTGTGAAGCGCACTGCTAAGAGCATCATGAGTTTAGCAGCCAACAAACCACTACACCTCCCTGATACTGAGGTATCTGATGATGAACTTAAGCTTGCTTTTGACAGCACTCTGGGTACTGGACGTGTGTTTCTTTTTGATCACTTTGGGTCTACTGCAATCGACAACATTATCAACAGAGTCCGCTTTATGGCTAAGGCTCTTGAGTGCAGGTTTATTTTCCTTGACCACGTGTCTATTGTGGTATCTGCACAGGACAATGGAGATGAACGTAAAGCTTTAGACGAGATCATGACCAAGCTTCGCATGATTGTACAAGAGACTGGCATTAGTTTATTCTGTGTCTCACACCTGAAGCGTCCTGATGGTAAGGGCCACGAGGAAGGCGCAGCAACATCTTTGTCTGCTCTGCGTGGGTCAGGTTCTATTGGTCAGTTGTCTGACATGGTCCTGGGTCTTGAGCGTAATGGGCAGTCAGAGGACCTGAAGGAGCGTCACACCACACGAGTCAGGGTTCTGAAGAATCGATTCAGTGGGTTGACTGGCCCTGCCTGTGCATTGTATTATGATCGCACTACTGGACGTATGAATGAAACTTTGGAGGAAGCACTATGATAGAACGTGTTGATGAAATTGCAAAACGTAAACATGAGTGGGTTGGTATTACTGACCTTGAGCTTGAATCAATAGCTGAGTCATGTGATCTATGGGGTTCTGACGTGTACGCACAGGTCATTGAGCTTGCTGCGACAATTGAAAAACGATTAAAAGAGAGGAACACTTGAGTCATCCTGATCAGGCATTCGGGGATAAGACCTACTCGCAGTTCGGAGAAGACTTAATCATATTGAATGTCTTTTATAAGCTTGGGATTGAGAAGGGCAGCTACTTCGATGTTGGGGCGCATCATCCCTATAACATCAGCAACACTGCGCTTCTGTACGAGCGTGGACACTCAGGGATCTGTGTGGAGGCAAACCCAAACCATATAGAGGCTTTCAACAGGCATCGTGGTAGGGATATGATACTAAATGTTGGAGTAGGGCCTGTGGCTGGTGAGCTGGAGTTCTTTATGGTAGATGATTTCTCAGGCAGGAACAGCTTTGACTACGATACAGTGCTTCAGTTTATTAAGCTGCACCCTGAGTTCAAGTTAAATAAGGTAGTACCAATAAAGGTTGTAACTTTAGATAATTTGTATGCTCAGTATGGTGTCCCTGATTTATTGTGTATAGACATAGAAGGGCTGGACTACCCAGTGCTTCAGACGATGTTGGGTAGACCTAAGATCATCTGTGTGGAGAATGATGGGAAAGTAGGATACTTTGATAACTTGCTAAAACTTCTAAAGTATGATAAAATATTTAACACAATAGGAAATGGGATCTACATACATGAGAGTTGCGCTGGACATCGAAACTAATCTAAAGCACGCTACTATTTGGTGTTGTGCTACATATAATATTGACACTAAGGAAACAAAGGTATGGACAAAGGCAAGCGAGTTGAGCCAATATATTCAGAAGGCAAGTCTACTCATAGCGCACAATGGTATCAGCTTCGATTTTCCAGTATTGAACAGACTCTGGAAGACATCGATAAGAACCAAACAAGTTCGGGATACACTGGTTATGTCAAGACTAGCAAACCCTCAAAGAGAGAACGGACACAGTCTAAAAAGACTAGCCACGCTGGTGGGAAGGGAGAAAAAAGAATACGACAACTTCGACAGCGGGTTGACAGACGAAATGCTGGAGTACTGTAAAGAGGACGTAATCATATGTGGTGAGCTGTACCTATACTTGATGCAAGAACTACAGGGATTCTCTGAGCTAAGCATAGAGTTGGAGCACGATGTGCAGGCAATTGTGGCTGGACAAGAGAAGCATGGGTTCTTGTTGGATAGAAGCATGGCCTGTGTATTGGTATCTTCTTGGAAGACTAGATTGTCAGAGATTGAGGAGAATCTACAAGCCATATTTACACCCATACACACACAAAGAGTTAGCGAGAAGACAGGCAAGCAGTTGAAGGAAGACGTAGAGGTATTCAATCCAGGGTCTAGGCAACAGATAGCTAAGAGGCTTATGACACTGGGCTGGAAACCTAAAGAGTTTACCCCATCAGGAGAGGCCAAAGTAGATGAGACAATCCTTTCAGGAATTGATTTACCAGAAGCTAAACTTATTGCCGAATACCTGCTCGTTCAGAAGAGGGTCAGTCAGGTTGAGTCATGGCTTGATGCTGTTCAAGAAGATGGGCGTGTGCACGGTAAGGTCATCACCAATGGGGCAGTCACTGGACGAATGACACACCACAGCCCTAATATGGCCCAGGTTCCTAGCAGCTCTAGCCCCTGGGGACACGAGTGCCGTAGCTGCTGGACAGCGCCTGAAGGTAAGCTTTTAGTTGGTGCAGACGCTAGTGCCTTAGAACTTAGGATGCTTGCTCATTACATGAGGGATCAAGAGTATGTCAAGACAGTCACAGAGGGATCGCAAGAGTTGGGAACTGATGTCCACACGAAGAACCAGAGAGCTGCAGGACTTGCTACAAGGGCGCAGGCCAAGACGTTTATCTATGCCCTACTATATGGTGCAGGACCTGCCAAGATCGGGGCGATTGTTGGTGGTGGAGCAAAGGAAGGGAAGGAACTCACGAGTGCTTTTCTTCGGAACACTCCAAGCTTACAAAAGCTTAGGGCAAAGGTTGAAAATCTATCAGCGGGAGGGACGCTTGAAGGTCTTGATGGACGCAAGCTACAGATCCGTTCCCAGCATAGCGCACTCAACACATTGCTTCAAAGTGCTGGTGCGATAGTCATGAAGAAGGGTCTTGTCATTCTGCACGAGAGATTAAATAGACTGCAGATCAGGGCTAACTTTGTAGCTAACGTGCATGACGAATGGCAGATAGAATGTAATGAATCAGACGCAGATCTGGTAGGCAGCATGGCAGTATCTAGTATTAAGAAGGCGGGAGTTATTCTTGGGTTACGCTGCCCATTAGATGGTGAATACAAGAAAGGTAAGACATGGGCGATGACTCACTAGAAGAAGATTCTTTTTATGATGACCTACAACAAGTAGTCATAATAGGAATTAGAGGTGACAAGACTGTTAACATAAAGACTAATGTGTATGACCTGAAGGAACTACAATCAATCTTGAGCGCAGCTATGATGATGAGTACAGTTCACCATGTGAAATCATTAGGAAACGATGTTGACAAGCTGCATTAATAGTGTATAATATATAGGTATCTTTTAAAAGGAGAAGTAAATGGAATTAAAACCAGTAAAAGTACAAGCAGATATCATGTGGGCTTTCTTAGACACACCTAACCAGTTATCTGGGAAGTATCAGGTTGATCTCTGTAATCTTACCAAAGAAGCAGTTGGTGTATTGGAAGGTATGGGGGTTAGTGTTCGGAAGAAGGATGACCAGCCAGAGAAAGGGTTTTTCATTACGGCTAAGTCAGTTAACTATCCTATTACCACGATTGACATTGATGGAAGCGCCATCAGTAGTAAGGTAGGCAATGGTTCAAAGGGTATTGCACTTCTCAAGCCTTATGAGTATACGTTCAAAGGCAAGAAAGGTGTTGGAGTAGGTATCAATAAGCTTATCGTTACGGACCTTAAGGTGTACGAAGGATCTGAAGAAGAAGCACTTGGAGATGTACTTTAAAATGAAAGGAAACAGTATGACAACAAAGAAATTAACAGCACCTACACCTAAGTTTAATGTGAAGATATCACCAGTAGAGTCTGTGTTTGAAGTAGAAGTTGACGGACTACCTGACTCATTCTGGGGAGGAGACTGCTTTAAGTTTTCTGTGTCCTCTGATGGCTCTGTCACTATCAATGACAACGAGTTCTCCAGTAAGAAGCAGGCAGCACAGGCACTCGAAGCTATGGCTGCGTTTCTGAAGAAGTAATGTTAGCACTCATCGATGCCGACATTGTATGCTACCGAATCGGATTCGCTTCTGAGGATGTTAGCGACAAGATTTGCTTGGCACGATGTGCTGAGTTCATGGAAGAGCTAGTGATGAAACCCTATGTAGGAGACTACCAGGGTTATCTCACTGGTTCTAATAACTACAGAAAAGACATTGCAGTAACCGCACCTTACAAGGGAAACCGTACCGCAGCTAAACCCAAACACTATGAGCTGATTCGGGAGTACCTTGAGAAGGCATGGGGTTGTATCGTAGTAGAAGGACAAGAGGCTGATGACGCTATCGGTATCAAGGCTTATGAGATTGGAGACGTTGAGGAATATATCGTCATGTCTATCGATAAGGATCTTGATATGATTCGTGGTTGGCACTATAACTTTATTAAGGATAAGAAGTACCTGATCGATGACCAAGAAGCTATCAGACATTTCTATACGCAGCTATTGACTGGCGATAGAGTTGATAACATTATAGGTCTAAAAGGCATAGGTCCAAAGAAGGCAGCAAAGATTCTAGAGGACTGTATTACCGAAGCCGATATGTACAAAGCAGTATTAGAAGCATACGACAACGATGAAACTAGAGTCTTGGAGAATGGACAATTATTATGGATACGAAGAAACGAAAACCAGATTTGGTCACCTGCCCTTTGCAGTACATCCAATGGGTTGACGCAGTAGCAGATGTGGAGTGGCAAGAAGATGTTAAAGCAGAAGTTCACCTCTGCCACAGCATTGGTTGGGTTATTGACGAAACAGATGACGCATTATGCATCGCTAGTACAGTATCTATGGACAACAGCAATGCCCGTATGCATCTACCTAAGCAGTGGATTAAAGTAAGAAAGGATGTAGCACTTGAAACCGAGCAGCGCCAAGTCCAAAGGAAGACACCTGCAAAAGTGGGTAAGAGATCTAATACTAGCCAAATTCAATCTGGAGGCAGACGATGTTCGCTCAGTTAGTATGGGCGTCTCCGGGGAGGATTTGCTACTCAGTCCAGCAGCCAGACGGGTCTTGCCAATTAGTCTGGAATGCAAGTCCAGAGCAGCTATCTCAGTATACGGTTATTACGAACAAGCCAGAGGAAACGCAGGAGGATACGAACCTGTTTGCATCATCAAACAAAACAGAGATAAGCCCTTGGCTGTGGTAGATGCAGATTACTTTTTTGAATTATTAAGGAGCAAGCATGAGTAAAGTTTATCGATTCATTTATGATTCTGAGTTTGACGAGAACGAGCCTACAGAATATGCTGAAGCAAGTACTGTCAAGACTCGTCACTACTTCTCTGATGGAACGACATGGCCTGTAGTTTTGTATGAGTTTTGTAAGTTCTTAGAGTCCTCTGGGTATTGTGGTGTGATGGAGCGTGTTGTGATAAAAGACCCTTATAACATGGAGAGGGGTGGTTTATTCGAGACTATTGGACCTAATCAGTACATTGAAACTGTACATGAAGAGCCTTTAGACAACGAAGACAAGGACGCTAACTGATGACTGTTCATGCCATAATCCCAGACTGCCAAGTTAAGGACGGTGTTGATCTTAGTTACCTGACATGGGTAGGTAAGTATCTAGTAGAGAAGAAGCCTGATGTTATTGTACAGATTGGTGACTTTTCTGATATGCCAAGTCTATCTAGTTATGACGTAGGACGTAAGAGCTTTGAAGGTAGGCGATACAAGACTGACATTGAAGTTACACACAAGGCAATGGACGCATTGTTAGCGCCTATTAAGGAACATAATGAACGAGCAAAAAGAAACAAGGAACGACAGTACAGACCAAGAATGGTACTCACTCTCGGTAATCATGAAGAAAGAATTTCCAGAGCTGTCGAAGGAGACCCTAAACTTGATGGAACTATTAGCCTTTCAGATCTTGGATACGAGCCAAGAGGTTGGGAAGTTATCCCGTACCTTGAACCTATTGTCATTGATGGCGTTGTGTACGCTCATTATTTTACTTCTGGCGTTATGGGGCGTGCTGTAACGTCTGCTGCTGCGCTGCTGTCTAAGAAGCATATGTCTGCAGTGATGGGTCATGTGCAGAATAGACAGATAGCTTATGCTAATCGTGCAGACGGTACACAGATTACTGGGCTGTTTAGTGGCTGTTGCTACCTGCATGATGAGGACTATCTAGGTAGTCAGGGTAACAAGTACTGGCGTGGTATCTGGATGCTACATGAGGTCAACAACGGCAGCTTTGATGAGATGCCAGTGTCTCTTAACTATTTAAGGAAGAAGTATGAGCATTGATAACGCAACTCCTTCAGACTGGTACAGGGTCCAACAACTTGAGCCAATCAATCTACATAATGTAGACCAAGCATTTGATAGAGCTACTAGTGTAGACGTTAGGACATTGGGTGATTACATCAAGTCTAAGCAGATTGGCGGTGATCATTACAAGTCTAGCATCGAGCCTTGGGACGTGTTCCTTGACTGGGGTTTAGATCCTTGGGCTTGCAATGTAATCAAGTATGTGGCTCGTCATCGCAAGAAAGCAGGTAAGCAGGATCTTGAGAAGGCAAAGCACTACCTTGAGTTTATGATAGACAACTACGATAAGATTGGTGGTAAGTATTATGACGGGAACACTAAAGATAAACTGGGCTAGTGCTGATAAGGACTATAAGAAAGGGCAGAACTTAATCCGTGAAGGGGACTGGGCAAACGGGTTTAAACTGCATGAACTTCGGTCCTTACCAGATGCCTTCTGGAATGCTAATGCTAAGTTCCCCGGAGTTAGGAATAACTTTCATAAGGCTGCTGTCTGGATGCCGGGACAGAACATCAAAGGACGTAATGTAATAGTTTGGTCAGAGGCTGGTTGGGGAGATATGCTACAGTTCTCTCGCTTCATTCCTATGATTAATCAGCTTACAAACAATGTGTTCTGTGTCTATCCTGAAGAGATCATTCCACTTCTGCGTAGGCTGGATACCAAGGCAGGATTCAGTAAAAACTCTAGCGAGTGTCCTCCTTCGGTGTTTAGGATAAAGATGATGTCTATGCCTTATCTTCTGATGGAGCATGGTCTGTTACCTTCAGTTCCCACTGATCGGTGGTTTGGTGCAGAGGGTCTGTACCGTAACCCTGAGATAGTGGCTCCTAAACGCAGCAAGCCATTGGTTGGTATCTTTTATAATACTGATAACAAGTCTTGGAATATGATAGCAAAACAGATTCCTAAAGAAGTAGTAGATAAGTTTGTGCTAAGACATCCTGAGTATGATTTTGTATCTCTGCAGATTGGAGAAGGGTTCTTAGATAGTTTTAAGTGGGTTGATACAGCAGACAAAATCCAAACACTAGATGCCGTTATCTCTGTGGATTCTGCTATCGCCCACTGTGCTGCAAGTGTTGGTGTTAAGACTCTGAACCTAATAGGTGACGAGAGCATGGCCTGCTGGAGATGGTATCCTGTTGCTGAGAAAACCTACTGGTACGACACTATGACTACAGTATGGTGGGATAATTACTCTGACTGGGATACTGGCTTAGAGAAGGCAGTTAGTTATCTGCCACAAGTAGTTAGTAAAAAACGTAGCAAATCTAAGAAAAGTGTGATATAATATATGGCCCTAACATTAGAAGAGATAAAGGAGCGATTAAAAAGGTGGGATGAAATAACCCTAGTAGAAGAATTGTCTATTAGGTCAGAGGATATAGTAGAGAGATTTGATGATATAATAGAAGATCAAGCAGACAGATTACAAAACTTAGTTAACTGGGAAGAATAATAAATATGGATTACTATCAACAATTTATTGCAAAGAGTCGTTACAGCAGGTTTCTACCTGAGAAGAATCGCCGTGAGCATTGGGAAGAATCAGTAGATCGCTACTTTACTTTCATGTTTAACCACCTGGAAGAGAAGTACAAGTACTCTCCTAACTCTGAGCTACGTACAGAGTTAACACAGGCAGTTAAGAACTTAGATGTCATGCCTTCCATGCGTGCTATCATGACTGCAGGCAAGGCACTGGACCGTGACAACACTGCTGGTTATAACTGTAGCTATCTGCCTATCGATGACCCTAAAGCATTCGATGAGGCTATGTACATTCTCCTGTGTGGTACAGGCGTAGGCTTTTCTGTGGAGCATAAGTATGTTACTCAATTACCTGAAGTGCCAGATCAGTTGTTTGATTCTGAGACTACTATTTCTGTTGCGGACTCGAAAGAAGGATGGGCCAAGGCATTACGCCAACTCATCGCTCTACTATACTCTGGGGAAGTGGCAAGGTATGACCTATCCAAAATTAGACCTGCAGGAGCTAGACTCAGAACCTTTGGAGGACGTGCCTCTGGTCCCGGACCTTTGGATGAACTTTTTAGATTTGTTACCGACAAGTTCAAAGGAGCAGTGGGTAGGAAACTTACATCACTCGAATGTCATGATATTCTCTGCAAGATCGGGGAAGTTGTCGTTGTGGGTGGAGTACGAAGGAGTGCAATGATCAGTCTGTCTGATCTCGAAGATGATCGTATGAGGAGCGCAAAGAGTGGAAACTGGTGGGAACACAATGCACAAC